ATCCTTTATTGAATCAACACACACATCATCTACTACATCTCTTAGAGTTAATTTTGCATAAGCAGTTGACAATCTAACCAATGCTTCTAACTGTCTTATACCAACAACACTCACACTGCCTGCTAAGACAGCAATTCTAGCTGCAGCTAACCCAAAGTTTGGCAAGTTCGATTCCTCTCAAACAATCGCAGACAATATTGATATACCCCCACCTTTACTGTCAAGGTTTGACTTGATGTGGGTAATAAAAGATGAGATTAATCTGGCTGAGGATTTGGCAAAGGCTAATCATGTGTTAGATACATTTGAAAATAACAACAAGAAAATTATAAGAAAATATACAGGCAAAGAACTAACTGAATACATTAACTATGTAAAGACATTAAAGCCCAAACTATCTCCCACAATAAGAAAGAAAATCATATCATATTATGAAAGGTTAAGAGAATTAGCAAGAAAAGATGATGTTGTTGTTGGTATAAGACAGCTAGAAGCATTGGTTAGATTGTCAACTGCCTATGCAAAATTAACTCTAAGAGATGTAGTAGATGATGTGTGTGTTGATTCAATAAAGGATATGCTAGATGATGCTTACACAAGAATAAATCCTGACTTTGGTTCATCAGGTTATCAAGCACAACTACAGGGAGTTCCAAATAAATTAAGTAAGGAGCAGTCAGCCTTTAAGATATGGGAAGAGTGTGAGGACAGTGGTGGTCATGTTAACTTGGTAAAATTCTTTAGAGAGATGGAGAAAGCAGAGTTTGACCAACGTGATTCAAGGAGAATCTTCTCACAATGGGAAACGAATTGTATTATAAAACTTAATGATGATGGTACTTATATGAGATCTCGATCATAACATTAATATTATAGTAGCTCTTAAATAATACATGGTAGAGGAAACAGAAACAATTATAGAATCACAGGCACAACTAGCAGAACAAACACCTGAAGTAGACTTCTCGGTTACACAACTAGAAGGCGTTGGTGCAATGACGGAAAAGAAACTCACTGAGTTTGGTGTGTCATCAATTATAGATATATGTATTAGGGGAGCTGCAGAAGTTGCAGAAATAACAGGTGTAGCAAAGGCAAAGGCAGATAGTTGGGTGTTTAAATCACAAAAAATTCTTGAAGTAGCAGGGCTAATTAGAAGAACAGATATGGGAACAGTAGAGTTGTTAGAATATCAAGAGAATTATCCTACATTAGCTTGTAAGTGTGATGATATTGATAATTTAATCAGTGGTGGTGTTAAACCTGAAGCAATATACGAAGTCTATGGAGAGTTCGGTTCTGGTAAGACACAATTCTGTAACTCATTAACAGTTGAAGCAATCCATGATGAAGAAAATGTAATTTGGATAGATTGTGAAGATACATTTAGACCTAAAAGAATAATAGAGATACTAATGGCGAGAGGGTATGTTGAGGATAGAGAAGAAGCATTACCATACTTAGACAGAATATCATATTTTTTTACCCCCAATACAGAACAACTAATGGGAACAATCAATAGTCTTTCTCCCATACTAGCAAAAAAGAAACCAAGAATTATTGTTCTTGACGGTGCTGTAGGACAGTTTAGGGAAGAGTACTTAGGTCGTGGCACGTTAGCTGCAAGACAGAATCAGATAGCAAGGCTAATGACACATCTCAAAAACATATCATTCTATTTTCGAACAACTATTATATTTACAAATCAAGTTCAATCCGATCCAGCAGTAATGTTTGGTGATCCTATTAAACCTATAGGTGGCAACATAGTAGGTCATGCTAGTACATACAGGATATACTTTAAGAAATCAGGCAAAAAAAGAATTGCAAGAATGGTAGATAGTCCTGAACACCCAATGGCTGATGCTGAGTTTCTATTGAACAATAAGGGCGTAGATAACCTAGAATGAAATGCACAACAGGCAACGTATGCGATTCAGTAATCGCAAAGCAGTTCTTTGGCTCTTAAAGAATGGCTATGATGATGTTTGGTTAAAACCTCACACTAAAAGAACAGATTTAACATACACACAAGGAGAATGGTATAGAGTAATAGATTTATGGAATTTATTTGATGGTATTTGCTTTGATGATGAGGGAAACATAATCCTTGTCCAAATAAAGACAAACAGTTGGGCTGATGAGAATGGTATTAAGGATTTTTTATCAAATAAGAAACATTTAAAAGTTCTTTCAATCAACGTAAAGGGTAAGAGTAGAGTGTGGAATGTTATGGTTAGAGAGTATGAGACAAGTTGACGATAGATTTATCGGAAAGGGCGAAAAATCGGCTTTAGCCATTTTAAAAAAAATATTTCCATCAGCAGATATACAGATACAATTCCCCTTTAAGGATTTAATGAATGAGGAGTTTTTTGGCTCATTATCGGACAGGCAGAAAAAGGAGACTTTAGACATTGTTGTCTTTCAGTACGCAAATCCCACAATAGTCATTAGAGTTCAAGACAAAACTCATGTAGGAACGATGAAATCAGCTAGAGATACAGTTCAAAAGAAAATGCTTGAATGGAATGAATGTAAAGTTGTTGATTTATGGTTTTATGAGTGTCCTATACTGTGGAAAGAAAAAGTGAATGAATTGAGTGAAAATGAAATCAAAACAGCTCTCCATGAAATAGGATTGAGTTTTTAATTATTTATACATATCTGGTGGCTTTGTACCATCATGTTCGCTATTAAGATACGCCATATACATATTTAGCTTCTCTTGATGGACTTTTTCGTTTAACATCAGTATAGAAGCCTGTATTTCAAAAAATGTTAGCATTTTATCATCTTCTTGATTCATTAACACTTTATCAAACCCAGTATACAACTTATTTATGATATCCCAACGTGGAGTGGGTGTATCATCCTTTTTTATATCTTTATCCTTTTCTTCCGACATTATCCTTCACTATCCTATTAACCTTAGCAAAAGTTATTAAATCGGCACCTAAAGACGTAAACTGCTCTAGCAAAAAATTGTATTTTAGTTCTAATTTGGTGTACAAGTCTAGGGGTATCATAGGCACCTCAGGCTTCTTTTTGTCAGGCATAATATTCTTATATAACACCCTCCATTTAAGTGTTTCCTTAGACAAATTTATTAGGACATAAATATACCTATTTTTAGGATGGCTAATCTAACCACGAATTTCCTCATTCGACCAAATGATAATAGGGGTATGTATTTTGAGCAAACTAGAAGAGTTATGATATACCTACCACAGCATGAAAATATAGAGGATATTTACAAGACAATATCACATGAGGTTTTTCATCATTGTTTTTCAATTATGGATGAGGATGAATATATGGATGAAATATCAGAAGAAGCACTTATATTTAATTTACAATGGGCAGAGTTTTCATTAGCTTAGTATAGAATCTAATTTTATTTCTTACCAAACCATGACAACATGAGCAACGCAACCTGCCATCAACTCTCTCTTCTCTATAAAGGTTTGATTCGCCTATAAATCTTCTACAAGCTTGACAGTAATGGTGTGGCTCAAATATTTTTTCAAATATAGGGCAATGTCCATTACACATTATTTTCCATATCCTTAACATTCTTCCAACAATCAGTACATAATATAAGTCTATCCTTACTAGTGAACACATTATCGTTTTGTGGTTTTAGACATATATTACAGAATAACATTACCTACCATCCTCTTTATTAAATCCTGACATCCCATAATCAACACACTCATAAATTGTCTTACCCAACAACATTTCCTCTTGTATATCCTCAAACAAATCCTTAACATCATCAATACTTAGTTTCCTACACCTATTCTTTCTAACTAATTCATGTAGTCCTTTTACATTTGCAAACATACCAAAATGTTGCATGGTCAGAAGTGCTACCAAATGTAATATGAATCTCTCCCTATCGTTTAACGTCATTTAACATATCCTCTATCATTTCTTTATAGTTCTTAATCTTCTTTACTTTTTTCATCATTTCTTCTGTTCCTGAATCAGTACATAATATAAGTCTATCCTTACTAGTGAACACATTATCGTTTTGTGGTTTTAGACATATATTACAGAATAACATTACCTACCATCCTCTTTATTAAATCCTGACATCCCATAATCAACACACTCAT